AGAAGAGAGGATGAGGAGTTTGATCCAGAAGCACCTGACGAAGAAGTAGACAAGAGGAGTCAGAAATTAAAAGATGAAGAAAAACTAGCCTACGACTTGGACCAATTGGATGAAGCGATATTAGACGATCCTGATGAACTTGAGAAATGGATAAACAGGTCAAAAAAGAGGAAAGAAAATCGTGAGTTAGTTGTAACCGAAGCAGCAAGAATAGTTGAAAGTAGAAGGGCTAGGAGGGAAAAAGAGCAGAAAGAACGTAAGGAATTAGACGCTCGTTTGAAGGATCTTGAAGATAACGAATTAAGAGAAATTCTGCAGGGGGATGAAAAAGCGGTAGTTAAGACGGCTGCTAGAAAATTATTAGAAAAACGTGGAAGGGAAAAGGAACGGGCTGAACGAGCAAAAGAGCGAGAAGAAGCGGGAGTGACGATAGGCGGAACTGACGTAGAAGATATGGATCTTCCGAGCATTAGAGATGAACTGGGATTCATCGAAGAGTCTGAACCTACAGAAAGAAAGATGCGAGAAGTACATGGTGATCGGTTGTCGAACATAAAAGATGAGTTGATTAGGAGGTGGAAGACAGGCGCTTACGCTGATAGCAGTGGAGAGGAACTTGAAGATTTGTCAAAAACCCTTAATCAGGCATGGGAACTTGCTGTGCCGGAACGCACACGTTTCAGGCAAATTAGAAGGGAAGAAGAAACTGGTTCCATGTCAGAGGAACGTCGAGTTTTTGAAGAAATTGAGATTGCCACACGGGAAAAAGGTTTAAGAGAACTTAAAGGCAAAGAAGAATATGAGGCTCCAGAAGAAACTATTGGGGTTACTGATCAGGCTATTGAATCGGACATTGATGACTTTGACACACCTGAACCTATTGATCGTGATGGATGGGGAGGGATGAGCGAATCGGAGAAGTCTGCTTTTGAAGAGGATCTGACAGAAGTGGTGAAGGAAATGCCTGATGAGCATTTGGATCTTATTGCTAAAGGGAATATTAGTTTTCGTGTCGATGAAAACAACCAAGAAATTTTACGTTTATTTCGTCGATTGGCCGCTATGGAAAAGTTACGAAGAGACGGCATTAGAGAAACAGATCAAATGCTTTCAGGAATGGATGAAAGACTTGATGACGATCCAGATGGTTACGAAAAAATAGTCGTTAATGAAGAAGGAGAAGGTGTGCCGTGGGAGGAATTGGAGAGCGCGTGGAGGAGAGCGCGTGGTTTGCGTGAAAACGAAGAGTGGGAACTCAATCCTAAAGACGTGGAATTTAAACGTAAAACATTTGGCATGCTGACAGGCGTTCCGGCTCACGATGATGATTACGGAGGAGGTTGGCCTCCGGGGTTAGATGTTGACACTATTAGTAACCTGTCGAAAGAGGAGTCTGCTCGACTTAGAGATGAAATTCTTAGTGCAATAAAATTCAATACGTTAGAAGATGAAGGTGTGGAGATAACGGAGTTTGATAGAAATGCCGCTTTGAGACAGTCATTGCACCGCCTCAACAATGAACTACTTGAAGATCTTTTATATGCGGTTTATAGAAATTTAGAAAGAGATGGGGGCACTATTGATGATTTTCCTGATCCACTTGCAGATGAAAGTCTTCGTTACGATCCTGTTCCACTAACACCTGACAAAGATCAAGACTTATGGGAGCGTTTAGCGGAAGAGATGAGAGATTGGAGTGACGAGGAGTGGGATAAATATTATGACGCTGAAGCAGAGGGGATAGTGGGCGCTATTGAAGACTTTGTGACGCAGAAGCAAATAGATGAAGAGATGGGGATTCACCCCGATCTTGAAACCACTGCTCGGATATTAGACAGAAAGCAGGGCTTGCTCGAAAGTGCCAAAGAAGAATATCCCGGAGAAGATAGTCCACTTTATATTGAAGAGTTAGAGAAAGCGTGGGGGATGAGCGATGCAGAGTTGGATGCAGAGATTGTTAAAATAGTAGATCCTGAATACTTGGTTGACAATGGTTATGACGGCATCGGAGATTATGGCTTCCTGCCTATTTTGTTGGCGCCAGTGAGAGAAGATGCACCTGAAGGTTCGTTAGAAAGATTGTGGGCGCTTCAGGCTTCAAGAAAGGCTAATTTTCAATTGAAAGTAGAGGCGGCTCAAAGCAGTACATTGCGCGTTGCTGCAAGAAAATCTGAAGAGTGGATAGAGCGTCGTTTAGAGGAAATGGATCTTTTTGAAGAGGAACTTCGTTCAGGTTCTGGATTAGAAGAAGTTTTTGAGTCTCCTTTCCCTAATTCAGAAATGATTACATTTGGAGATGATGAAGCATTTATCTTCTACGCTAGAAGGAACGCCTTGCAGCGACTTTTGAATATTAAGCAAGGCTACGAGCCTGATGGCTCAGGTTATAGGTACCTTGATAATCCTAGTAAGGTCGTGGTGGATTCTGATGGAGTACACAGAATTCCAGATTCTCCTGACGAGGTGCGCCGAGGCGAGACACCCATTGAGTCCGCACCGGATGATGATTCTGGTAGGCGACCACCTAGTGATCGTCAGAAAATGGACATGCTTAAAAACTTGCATTATGTTGCTAAAAGACGTGGTGACAGAGAAAAAATGAGGGAATTAGAGCATCAGTTGCGAGAACTTGCCGCAAAGAAAACTGTTCCTATGAACAGGGAACAGGGACTGTTTAAAGGAGGTGGCATTAGACCTGAACAAGCAATGTCTAAACGTCCAGAGTGGGCGCGAAGAGAGGTTGCTCGACAGGGTGCTCCGAGAAGCGACGAAAAAGGATTTCTCAAGGGATGGAAGCACGCAGAGAAAGTTATTAGAAGAGAGAATGGGAAGTTCACAGAAGAGGATATTAAAAAAATTCATGGGTTCGTTGACGAATCAGGAAACAAGGAATATCGGACAACTCCTGTTACGTTTGCAAATGGAACCACAGCAGTGTCGGCAGATTCTATTCCACGGGCAATGGAAGTTTTATTGGAGGCTCATCGGGATGGAAATGTAACTTTTGATGAGTTTGTGGAAGAGTTTCTTAAAATTCATCCATTTGAAGATGGGAATGGTCGTACTGCTTCAATTTTATATAACGCTTTACAGTGGCAAGAAAAACCGGGGTACAGGGTAAAAGATCGTGAGCGTTTTGAAATGCTTCCTGATTATTTTGGGGAAGGGTTACAATTGCCGGAGGATACTGGTATTGAGTCAGATGACCCTGATTATGAGGCTTTGAAAAAGATGCCTAAAACTGAAAAGGGAAGGGCTGACAAGAAATTTTTTGAACGGAGAGGTGCTGAACTTGATCAGATGCTGGAGAAAGGCGAAATTTCAGACAGCCTCGATCCTAGGGTCGTACAAGAGTACGTTCCTCTAGACGTTGATGAGAGTGGTTTTGTCGCTGAAGAAGATCGGGAACAAAATCAAGCGAATAGTGCGAATTTGCGAAACCTCGTAAATTTGGCAGGCTATATGAAATTAGAATTGGCACGTCGTGAAAACGAGAGAGCAATTCGATCAGAAGAAGAACGAACTCCACCGTTGAGTGCACACTTTTCAGATTCTAAATTATACCAATTGGTCCCCCAAGCCAATTCGATGATGGGCAATAATCCTTTAGTCGCTACAGATAGAAGTTTCTACAATACTGATTATGAAATTCCTTCAGCAATTAAAAATCTTAGCGAGGGCACACTTGAGCAACTGAGCGAGATCGCTGTGGACTTCTTAGATCGTTTCGTTCAGGCAAGGCAGGCAGATAGAGATAGAAGGAACAGCCCAGACTACGTTCCAATAAAACCTTTCTCGATAAGGGGTGCTACGAATGAAGAAAAAGTTGAAAGATTGAAAGAAATACACCGCGAACTAAATGAAATACTGGGTTCGGATAAGTGGGACAGGAAAAATCCAGATGCCAAGTATCCTCTGAATGATAAATGGGGTTACAACATATTAAATGGCAAGCGGTTTGATGGAATGACATTAGAGGATGAGTTGCTAGTAGAGCGACTTTGGGCTGAGGAAGAGGAAATCGATGAATCTTTCCCAGCAGATTATGACAGTGATCTCACTCCAAACGAAATGGATGCTGTTCTAGGCCGATTATCAGATGAACTAAGTGAAATACCCACAACAGAAGAAGAGAAGGAAAGACTCCGCAACGTAGCAAGATTTTTAAACGAGGCTGATTGGTTTATTCAGGATGATCCCGACTCTGATAACCCTGAATTAGATAAAAGATGGTTCGATCAGGAAGCGAGAAGATATAAGAATATGAACGATGAGGACCTTGCGACAGAAAGAGATGGTCTTTATCGAAAGATAGAAAAATGGCAGAAGGAAGGGTCAACTCCAAAACGAAGTGATCGACAAAGAATACGTGCATTGGAGGCTGAACTCGAAAGTCGTGGGATCTTCCTTTTAGGAGATGAAGCCGAAGAATTCTTAAGAGAGGAGCAAAGCGGCGAACTTGGGGGGGGAGAATTCTTTTCCACTGGGCCATTGCAAGGGGAAGAATTGGCAAACTTTAGAGAATCTTGGAGACGCTCTATGAGGAGGAGTGCTGCTAATAATGCTGCTGCATTGATGGGGCAGTTAGGAGCATTGGAACAAGAGTTGTTCGGTGATCCAGATAATCCTGATGACCCATGGGACTTGGGCGATGAGGGGCCTCCTCCATGGTGGGTGGATGGAAAACCACCTCCTGAACCACCGCGTATTACTGCGATGTTTCGTCAAAGGTTAGATGACTTGGAGGGGGCTATAAATTCATGGGAGACTCCAAACAGGGAGGCGCTGGATCTAATAGCAATGCTACGGTTTGAGTTGGATGACCATGACGATAGGTATGCCGCTGGCGAGGGTATGCCCAACTTCGGTGACTAGATGTTAGTGTTTAAAAATGGCTAAAGAAGATCCTGTTAAAAATCAAGTTTTACCCACAAGAAAACAAGCATTACAGGTTGCTAAAATGTTGGGGTGCACTGGGGCGCATAAAAAAGAAGGTGGTTGGGGTTTATGTGAATCTCAAGAAGGTTTAGAAATTTTAATTGAAGAAGGTAGTCGTGCTTATAGGGCATGGCGAGAGGAAGAAGGCAAGAAATCGGCTTGCTGTGAAGAGTGTGCAGAAAAAGCACCGCATTCTTCTGATAAAAAGAATACTTTTAGTACGAGAGACGAAGCAGAAGCCGTGGCTTCAGAGATAGGTTGTTCGGGTGCCCATCAAATGGGTGTTGGAAAATGGATGCCTTGTGATGACCATGAACAGTATATTGCTGCTAGAAATTCTCCTAATGTGCGGAGAATAGTTATAGAGACACCCACAATGAAACGCAGGAAACGGGTCATTGACCTTCCGCGTACTCGTAATAATTGGGAACCTTTAATCAATCGTGGCGTAAGAGGTATCGAAACCCTGCCCGGTGGTGGATTGGTGTCTGGTAAAACAGAAGATTAATAACACTACTACTTATAGCAGTTGCGCTGAAAATGCATTTTCGTAATCTAAGATTAATTCTGTTCAAATCGGTAATGGTGCTTACCTAGCCGACTGACATCAAACCATTCAACTATGTCGAACAGGAGTACGACTATGGCATTTGACGAGAGTCGGCTTTCAGAACTTCAAGGCGCTTTGCGTGAGAAGATGACAGCCAACAACGAAATTGCAGACTCTTTCCGTACGGAAGATGGAAACATCATCATTGATACGGATCGTAAATCTGCTTTTGATGACAACATGAAAGATATTAAAGAGATTAAATCTTTGATTGATTCCATGGAAGACATGCAGAGGGTATCTGACTGGGGCGCAGAGGCTCCTGTCGAATCACTCGCTGCGGCTGCTGATGCAGATCAGGCAGGAACATTGGCTCAGGTCGTTGTTCCAACTGGTGTGAAGAGCCTAGGCCAAGCATTCGTCGAGTCAGACGAATTTAAAGCGATGATGAGTCGTGGGTCAGGAACAATGGACAGCCCTTACGGAGTAAAGAACCTTTACGAAAGTGATTACAACGTGAAGGATGTTTATTCTTCTCTTCCAAGCGGTACACCCGCCTCATTTGGCACCATTCAGCGTGACCCAATTGTTACTCAGCAACAGCGTAGGACACGAGTCCGGGATCTTTTCCCAACTCGGCGCACCAATGCTGCTGTAATCGAGTATTTCCGCATGTCGGGATTCACAAACAACGCAAGCGTTGTTCCAGAACGCGCATCTTCGGCCTTTGGCTCCAAGCCACAGACCACGATGGCGTTCACGGGCGTGCAGGCTCCAGTGCGTACAATCGCACACTGGGAAGCAGCCCACCGTAATGTTCTTGCTGATGAACCGCAATTGCGTTCAATCATCGACAATGAACTTCTTTACGGCCTTCGTCTACATGAGGACTATCAGATCCTTTCTGGCGCAGGCACCAGCGAAGACCTAACAGGTATTCTGAACACCTCTGGTATTCAGACTTACTCATGGTCAGCAGGTGCAACTACACCAGTTGCAGACACCAAGGCTGATGCAGTTAGGCGTGCGGCAACTCTGTCGTTCCTCGCCTACTACGAGCCTACGGGAGTTATTCTTCATCCAAATGATTGGGAAGACATCGAATTGGTCAAGGATTCAAATGGCCAATACTTGATGGCAGTCTCCATCGTGCAGGGTGCAGAAGCCCGCATGTGGCGCATTCCGGTCGTAGACACCCCGGCAATCACTGAGGGCACTGCTCTTATTGGTTCATTCGGTCAAGGTGCTCAACTATACGATCGTGAAGAAGCCACAATTCGTGTAAGCGAACAGCACAGTGACTTCTTCGTTAGGAACGCAATTGTCGTTCTTGCCGAACAGCGTCTAGCCCTTGCGGTTAAGCGCCCAGAGTCATTTGTGAAAGTCTCCTTCGACGCCGCTCCTTCCTAAACCATAAGGATTGAGTAAGTCGAAAGACTGACCACCTAGTAAAAACCCCCTCGGAGTGATCTGAGGGGGTTTTACTTATTATATGGATGATGCCAGAATTTTAGAATGTCCGTTGTCAAACGACAGACGGGCGAGACTGGCTTTTTTAATAATTTTATTATTAGCAATAAATCCTTCATTTAGATATGGGTCATATTCAACTGACAGGTTCGTTTCTAAAGTTCCATTGCAAGTTATTGTGCCACGAAGGAATGCATGAACATTTTTGCGTTTGTCTTTTAAAACTCGTTTGCGTCCTGCTGGCTGTACAACAAATTTTACATTTTCTAAAGAAATGGATTGCACATGAGCAATAACGAGACCTTTGTTATCACCTTCTAAGGAACGAACGCTGAAGCAGTTTTTATGGAGATTACGATAAACTTCTACTCTTTTAAGTTTTATAGTCATATATCTCAGTGTATATAGATATAAGTGTTTTGCAACTTTTTAAGGGTAGGTATCTAGATAGGTAGTCCATAGACTTCTATGTACAATACATTCTTTGCATATAAGCATAGGATCCGTAGGACCATTGAATACTTCCATAAGGTCTGGATCGGCAAGATAAACAGTACCTACGTCATAGCAGTGTCCGCATATCCCGCTGCACTCTGTCCATGCTCCTTGTTCTATTGCTACTTCAAGTTGTAAAAGAACGTGATCTAAGGAGAGGGCTGTTTGCTCAGGTGTCATGGAACCATGTTATCGGATGGGGCAGGCTCCTGTGGCACAATCGTCATCTAAGAGTTCGCTCATTCCGGCACTAATAAGAATTTCTTTGTTGTTAACCTGTGAAAGCATTTCTTGGTATCTGTCTGAAGTTATTTCTTCTAAAGGTGCTTGTTCAAAACCGTGTTCACTATGAAGAAGGAAAGAAACAGATTTCATTGTCACCCAGTTTTCTTTTAGGAATTCTTGAACGCTTTCAAGTTCTCCGGGTTTGATGTAAACAGTTACAGAAACAGCGTTATCTGCCCATTCTTCTTGTAGGCGACATTGAAGATTTAGTTGGTCAACCGCCGTCATGTCATCTGCAAGAACAGTTCCTTCAGGGAATTCGCAAGGAAACTCGACAACCTTTGTTCTGTCGTCGTTATTAACCCATTCAACGTGATATCCACGTTGTTCGCAATAATCCAATAATGGATCAGTGGAAGCCATACGTACTCTACGGATGTGGTGTTTGCTGTATCCGGGATGCACGCCGGGTGTTACTCCACCAAGAAGGCTTAATGTTCCACTTGGTTTAATTGTTGTTAAACGTACAGAAGTTGGCCATTCTTTATATGAAGACCAGAAAGTGTCGAAATCATAAAGTGCTTCGTAGGCAGGAGAGAGCCAGTCGAGTTTGTCTAGTGCTTGTGTTACGCCAGTAATTCCAAGTCCAAGACGCATATTCTTGTTGGTGATTTCATCTGATTCACGATCTAGGTATGGAAGGGCGGCAACAGCCTTTTGAATCTTGTAAAGAAGTTTTGAAATGTCAATCAGTTCTTCTTGGCTTTCAATGTTTGGCAACATTATTTCTGCAAGGTTGCATGATTCTCTGTTGGCAAGTCCAATTTCTGCACAAGGATTTGTTCCTTCGATTGATTTATCTTCACGAACTTCAAAACGACGAGCATATTTTCTGGAAGCGTCTAGATTAAACAATCCATAAGGTTCACCATTTCCTTTGTATCCTTCCCAAAATACGTCTGGAATACCCTCTATGTCGGAAGTTACAATACTGTTATTTGACATGGCACGATGGTAAGGAACATTTCCTAGATCCCATCTTTTTGCATGCAGATAATCAATGTCGAAAGGACTGCCGAGTGCGATTTCTGCGCTTCTGCGAACATTTCCTGCAACAACGACTGAACCGATAATGTTGCAAATATCTAAGACTTCTACTGCGCGAAGATTTCGACCAATAGCCCCATTAAGAACAGCACAAATTTTAGTAATGCCCTCTATTAAAATGCCCGGTCCAGATGCAGTTCCACCGAATGTCCGAATAGGTTCGCCTGCTGGTCTGATTAGTTGTGTGGAATAAGTGAATTCTGTCGGGTCATTCTCATCTCCCAAGTAAGTCTTTACTGCACGGAGAAGACATTCCGCCCAACCTTCTCTTTTGTCGGGAACAATATAGTCAGCATCAGCAACATCATGGTTGTCTACAGCACCTTGACGCACCACACCAAGACGAATTGGATTAAGGACAGAAAAACCAACCCCTCCACCAAGCATGAGTCGTTCAAACATCCATGAGAAGTCTTCTGGTTTTTGAATATCAACAAACCAGCAATTACAGAGACTGTCTCCGCCTAGTCGAAAGTTGTTAGGTGTTCCCAACTGCCAGAGCATGCGTCCACCGGGCATACCTTTTAAGTTAAACATGTAATCGAACATGCGTTCGGCTTCGTCGTCACTCAGTTCAGCACCTATTTCATTAGCACCATCTATGACACGCCTACAAGTCTCTAGCCACTCTTCTGTTTGACCCGTGGCTTCGTCAATTATGCGTGCATACGTTCGTTTATATACGATGTATCCAAGTCCGTTGAAACCCCATGGTGGAGTTTTCGATTTGTACGAGTCTAAAAATTTTTCTGTTAATGACATATGATGCACCTCTGGCATACTGTGAGGTTTTTGAATAAGGACTCATAGTATGCCACTAAAAGTAAATACTAAAAGGGTTAAATCAGACCTAATTTTTGTGCCTCTGACCTGCTGATTCTCTTCCCTGCTGGTACTACTAGTACCTTCGCAAGATGTTCAGGGGTAATCCATCGTCTTTCAATGATATCTTCTTCAACCACTATTGTGTCCTCTTCTATATCTTCTTCAAAAACAATGGTGTGATCTTCAGCAGTGCAGTCTCCTGTGGGGTGTCCACAGATGATACAAGGTCCGAATTCGGCTTTTAAAAACTCGACTCCTTGTATAAGGGGTTCTTCAGATCTTCCAACCATTTATGAACATTACACCATAGGTGTCGAATGTGGTGGGACGCGAAAAAGGTTACGATTTCTTTTGCATTGATCTAATTCCATTGAAGACAGCCAAAAGCAGCCAAGCGAAAAAGAACAGTCTTACGCTATGCATGTATCCGATGCCGGGTCTAAATATTTCTAGATTAGTCCAAGCCTCGTTAATGATTGAATTAAGACTCATAATAACAAAACCGCTAAAGAAACTAATTACGGATATTGATATTAACATTCCTAAGACACTTGAAAAGTTATAAGATTTTGGAGTTTCTAGCGGGAGGTCATTTTGTGCTATGCGGTTAATAATGTTGTCAAATTCATTATCTTTGTTCATTGCTGTTCCTTTTATTGACTATTTGCGATATGCGAGACTTAGATAAATCGAATTCATCTGCTAGTTGCGAAAGGCTGTAGCCCTTTTTTCTGAATGCTAATATTAATCTATCGCGTGCTGGTCTTGAACTGTTCATTGAAATGAATACTACTAGACCTAGAACACCAACACAATGCGCTACACTTCTTCTTTAGTAGTCATAACTATAGGAGAAAGTCATTATGCCTGTTCCTGATGAATCTGATGATACTGAAGGCGGTCGTCGTCGTCGTCGTCGTCCAAGAGTTGTAGACAGAGTTGCCCGTGGTGCTTCTCGTGCTGCTCGGCGTATTGCAGAGCGTCTTTCTGGAAGGCGTTCCTAGACGGTCGTAGGGAGCAACTATGGCGTTAGTAACCGTTTCAGAACTTAAAAAATACATGGATATTACGTTTTCCAATACACAGGAAGACGCGGCTCAATTTGTTTTAGATGGTTTGGAAGCAGATTTAGAACATTACATAGGGCGACCTATTACGGCTGCTTCTTTTTCGGAATCTCACGTAGCCGAAGCAAATTATACCGGCGCATCGCAATATAGTTTTTTCTATGATTACAACATAGATAGGACAGGTACGGCTGTACAGGATGTAACAAAGCCTCCATTTGTTCTTTATACACGTAGAGCGCCGGTTATTTCTGTAGCGTCTTTGACGGTTCAGGGGCAAACGGATTCTTCTGCGACAACACAAACAGTTGGGGAAGATTATGTGGTGCGAAGATATGGCGTTGACATGTTCAAGGTTCTTGATAATGACAAAATAGTTATCAACTATACGGCTGGATTAAATGCCGAAGAGGACAATACGAAGGCTTTAAAACTTGTTGTGCTTAGAGCCGCGTCTCGGGAGGTTCAAAACCTCCATGACGATGTTGTGGGTATGAAGGATTTAACAACTAGAAATGTTGCTCCTATGATTACTGGATTTACCCAAGATGAAATGAACTCTGTTAAACGGTGGCGCCGCGTCAGGATTGCCTGATAATGGCTATATTCAAAAGATTCATATCCATTCGTATTACTGGAGTCAGACAACTTCAGCGTTACATGTTGGGTGTGGGGCGTCGAAGTAGTAGTTTTAGTGCTCAGTTTCGTTGGGCTAGACGTGAACTTGCTCGGTGGAATGCAGACAATTTTTCAACATTAGGTTCTGCTTCTGGAAAAGCATGGAATGCTTTAGATAGAGAGTATCAGGCTTGGAAAATAATAAACTATGGCTCGTTGCCCACGATGGTGCGGACAGGCGATTTGTATAGAGATTTAGTTACTCTTCGCGGGGGTCCAAATCATGTGGGTCATAAAGAAGCATCGTTTGGGACGGATCTTGAATATGCAAAGTTTCATCAAATGGGTACAAGATTTATGCCAGCCCGTAAAATTGTATTTGAGCCTGTTGACTTTCAAGAAGAATTAGGTAATAGAATATTAGAACATTTGATATATGGACCTAAAGGTACACATATGTATAAAAAAGCAAAATCTATGATATTCCGTTCAAGATCCGCAACTGATTTGTTGAGGCCATAATGGTTGCACAAATGGAAGGAGCGGCACAGGCTAAGAAGTATGTAAGTGAATATCTTGCTGCTGATATCCCAACGCGTATTATTGATTATCGGAATACATTTTTAGTAGATGACACTGTTTTACCTAATCCAGTTAAATATTTAACATATGAACCATTGGTTTTAGATCATTGGCCGACAATTATAACTCTCGTGGAGGGAACTAGAAATATTGATCGATTTGATTACACAAGTGCTGGCGATCCGATATATGACGTGACTTATGGGATGCGAACATATGCTTGGGTTCGTGCTGTGGGTCCAGAAGCAGTAACAACAGCGAGAGATCATATGACTATGGTTATTCGTGAAGCATTATTAGATGGACCTGCGTTGCGTTTACCTGCGGCGTCTACGACAACACCACTCGGGGTGAATAGTGAAATCAAAATTAATGAAGGAAGCATTACAGAAGAATTTTCTGAATTAACAACATTAAAAGGTGAAAGGTTTTTAGCGGCATCTTTCTTGGGGTACGAGTTGAATCTTTATGAGATTGTTTCTCGAACTAATAAAGGAACATTGACTTCACCTGTAGTAAGTGAATCTTTGATAGAGAAAGTTCCTAATGCGCCAACAATGCTTTTAGGATCGCCTTCTGACACTAAAGCCGCTTTAACGTGGCGTGCACCTACTTGGGATGGCGGTGGGATATATGCAATTTCAAGTTATACGATTCAGTACTCTATTGATAAAGGGGTGACTTGGACCACGGTTGTTGCTGATACGGGGTCTACAAATCCTGCTTACACTGTGCCTAGTTTGACAAACGGAAAAACGTATCAATTCAGAGTGGCTGCTAAAAATGCTGAAGGAACAGGTGCTTATTCTTCTGCTTCATTAAACATAATACCTTCAGCCTAGAACATACTTTCATCTGCTATATTCGAGTGAACATGCAACGAAACAAGTCGTATGGCATGTAAGATTTTTAAAGCAAGTCGTCTAGTAGCCAAGTGGAGGCGTACTAATGCCGGGAGTCGTAGTAAATACATCAGTCCGAACTGGACCTGTCACATCGGGAGATGTTGTTTCAGCGCAAGCATTTTTTGCTGGCACTACTGTAAGAGGCAAGTCTTCAGAACCTGTTCTAGTTAGGAATCTAACAGAATACAAAAAGTATTTTGGTGGGTACGTTTCAGGAAATTTATATGCATATGCACAAACTTATTTTGAAGAAGGTGGAAGTCGTTTACACATTCAACGTGTAGTGGCTGACGACGCTGTAGCAGGTTCATTAACAAGAGCAGATTCAGGCGGTTCTACCGTTTGCACGTTTACTGCCGCTGATGTTGGTGCTTGGTCAGCAAATTTAGATGTTCAAATTGTTGCAGGTAATGTTTCTGGTGTTCGGGTAAAAGTTTTGCTTGATGACGTAGTTGTTCTTTTAACTAATGACCTTGGAACTCTTGATGAGTTGGTTTCAGCAGTTAATCTTGGTGTGCCACATCTTGTTACGGTTGCTAAGGAAAGCGGAGCAACGAATATGCCAGTGGCAGGATCTGCGGCTGCTCTTACAAGTGGGGCAGATGGAACGCTGGTTACAGATGCCAGTTCAACTGATAATTATGTTGAGGCTCTTGCAAAAATACCTAAGGATTTAGGTCCGGGTGCAGTGGCCATTCCGGGCATAGCAACAGCGGCAGGTTATTGGCATGCGCTAATAGATCACGCCAAATTAAATGATCGTATTGCTCTTTGTTCGTTTACATCAAGCGCTACAGATGCAGGTGCTAAGACGGCAATAAGTGGTGCTTCACCAGCAATTTATACAGATCAAGATGCTCATTATGCAGGATTCTATTATCCATGGGTGAAGATTCCCGATCCGGCAGCCGCAGGTTTAACGATGTCTACTGACTGTGTTGCATATGTTGCGGCGAAAAGGTCTAAGGCTGCTAACTCTGCTAAAGGTCCATGGCGAGTCGGTGCTGGTGTGGTTTCAGAGGCACAGTTTGTGACAGCATTGAGTCCTCCTAGCACAGTAAGTATGGACAAGGCAACTAGCGACGAGTTGGATAATGCTCGCATTAATGCTTTGAGAATTATCAATGGCAAGGTTCGAGTATATGGCGCACGGTCTGCTTCTTCTGATGAGAACAACTGGCGTTTCATTACTCACAGGGACACAATGAATCATATTGTTAACAAGTGCGAAAGTGCACTTGAGCGACATGTATTTCAAACAATTGATGGACGTGGCACTTTGTTCGCCAAGGTGTCTGCCTCTATCATTGCAATTCTGGATCCAATACGCACAGCGGGTGGTCTTTATGAGGCATACGACGCTACTGGCAAAAAGATTGATTCAGGCTATTCAGTAACCGTAAACAACACTAATAATGCAGCGGCAGATTTGGCTACGGGTCAAGTAACGGCAGATGTTGCAGTTCGTGTATCAGCGGTTGGTGATAAGATCACAGTAAATATTACTAAGTCAAACATGACCGCTGGAGTCCTCTAAGGAGTTTTAACAAATGGCAAAAGTATCACAGCGACAAATTGTAGCAGAGATAACACCCTCAGATGAAATTGCACCCACGCCGGGCACCCAAGATGGTAATACTTACTTTGCACAAGCCGGTGGCGGCGAAGTCACTGCGGCTGTAGAAAAAGTTTATGATGGCGGTTCACGATTCCCTGAGGTTCTATGTTCTGTGGCCGAAGTGGGCGACATTACGGTAACTCGTCATTATGACAAAGTGCGGGATAGACAATTTCTTGAGGATTTGCGACCATTGGTCGGTATTGCTTATTACGATGTTTCTTTCTTTGAAATGGATTGCGATCTTAAAGACGCTTCCACGATGAGAATTTACAACGATGCGCTGGTTGTTGGACTAACAGAACCAGATGGTGATGCGGCTTCTGGAGCGCCAGCATCATACAGTATTACGTTCTCTGTTGGTCAAGTAGCAGCAAGCACACCAACCTCATAGCGGTAAGTACACTAACTACTGTATAAAACTTAATTTAATTAACTAATAACTTAAAACTTGATCCACCTTCTAGGGGGGTGTAATATTCAACTATGGCTGAAAATAAAAAGATAACCTATTCCGTTCCAGATTCAGAAACTTCTAATGAAAGTCAAGAAGGAGAAGAAGCGCTTATTGATCCTCTTTTGGATCCATTGGCAGGAGTCACAGATAAGCAGTCTGTCTTAGATCAACTGCGTAGTGAGATTTCTAAAAAGGTCGAACGACCCGTAATTGAAATCCCAGTTCCAGAAAGAGAAGGCGTTATTGTGAAGTATTCTCCAAATATTTCACAAAACCAATTAAAGGCATGGCGTCGTAATTCAGGAGAAAACAGCAAGGATGGTTTCGACACAATCAAGTTCGCTTGTTATGTCGTTGGTTCTACTTGTCGTGGCTTCCTAATTAATGAAGAAGAAGTTACGGCTGATAATGGTGAACCATACACATTTGCATCTAAAGAGATTATGGATATGACTGGGGACACTCGTCCCATTCCAGATGGTATTCGTAATTTCTTTGGCATCGATCCACATCTTGAGGCTACAGCACTCAAGATTCTTGACTTCGCTGGATATGGGGAGGATGTTGAAGAATCCCTAAACCCTACGATACTCTAATTGAGGATTTGTCGGAAAATCTGCTCATCCAAACCGCTGCCCGTTTAGGGGAAGTTTGGGGAACCGACCCTATAGAAATTCTCAATTGTACCGAAGAGGATTGGGCGCTAAGGATGGCTTGTGCTAAAGTTGTTGCTGATGACCGTGAGCGTGAGAAGCAAGAACGTGATGCGATATCGAAAAGAAGGCGGTAAGAATAGTAATAGCATGCAGTAGATAAAAGGGTTGTCTTATGGCAAGCACAGATGGAAACATACGGGTACATCTGAGTCTAATTGATAAAGGCTTCGCAAAAGCGATAGGTAAAGATGTCGCAGCCCTGAATGCTCTTGAAGCATCCGCAATGAGAAATAACAAACTTATGAGGATGCAAAATGACTTGCTAACTAATGAACTTACGAAAGCATTCGGAAGACTTGGAGCACGAGTTTCTGATTTTGGTGCGAGACTTGTCAAATTAAATTTGAAAGGTTTTACCCTTGAGTTGGGTGCTGTTACTGCTGGCTTACTACTAATGAAAGCCTCTTTAGCAACTGGTCGTTTTATTGCTAATGCGTGGGGCAAAACTGTAGATTTTTTAAGAGGCAGTGTCGCTGGGTTAACTGCTGGTGTGACTGCGTTGGTGGCTACATTGGCGGCGGCTAATCGTGAGTTTACAACTTTACAGATGATGCCTTTCGCAGGTGGGAGCATGGTTAATGCTGGTGTTCCACTGCGTATGGCTAATCCGGCTGTTCAGATGATGGGTGTTCAAGGTAATACTCAAGTAATAGCCTCATTGCGGAAAGCCGGATTAACAACACATCAGATACAAGGGCTTATGCCCCAGTTGGCGAATTTATCAAATGCCGATCCTAAGGCATATACGCAGTTAGCACAGGCTTTAGGTCAGAGCACCTCTGCGGGCAGTTCTCGTGCGTTTGCTGAGGCTCTTGGTGGGCAAGGGTCAATTTTTAAAGGTGTTTCAAAGCAGGCTGCGAGCATGAGTGCCGACACTTTGATAGGAGCAATCATAAGTGGCCAGTTGACACCTAAAGCCTTTGAAGGTCAGATAAGCAGATTGAATGAGACTTTATTTGGTTCTTTCAAGGGCATGGTCACTCGTTTATATACGTCGCTTGCAGATATGGGTTGGATGTTTATTGGTCCTCTTCGTGATGCAATGTTTACTATTGAAAGAGAATTTGCTGTCACCCTCTCCAAGATTTACGGATCAATGAGAAATTTTGGAGACACTATGGGTGGGGGCATAGGGGATCAAGCCACTAGTTTTTTTAGTTGGATGGCGCAAATAATCAATAATGATTTACCGAAGTTGCCTGACAAGTTTCGAGCCATAGGTTCATGGTGGAAAGATTTCACTGCTGGAGGATCGAGATGGTTTGGAAGCATGGGCGACAGGATGCACAAGTACGAAGATTCCGCCGCTTCAGCATGGGAGATGACCAAGAATATTGGTAGACCAGTATGGGGTGAAGTAAAGAATACTTTTCGTGCGTGGAATACGGCAATATCACAGAACGGTCCGGGTATAGAAGGATTTGGTACTGCACTTGGTGGAGCACTCGCTGGCGGGCTAGAGATGGTGACAAGAGGTATAACTGCTTTTATTGATAATTTGCCAGCGATACGAAAGTTTTTTAATTTTTTAAAGGATGAAGTTTTTCCAAAATTAGGTGATTTCGCTGAATCATTTATGGATGCTTTTGCTAAAGCACTTCCTTTCATTCAGTCGATGGTTAGTGCGTTAATGCCGCTTCTCGGGATACTCACATCCATTGTCGGCACGATTGGTGGAATGGGTGGCTTAGGGGGTGCCATTGTTACGGCAGGTTACATGGCGGGTATGACTCGTGGGGGGCGTGCCGCTATGGGTGGTTTTCATTATGGAAGAAAGCATGGACCACAAGGCGCTCT